GAGCGCCGCAATGTCCGTCTTGCTGGCCAGATCCAGTCCGAGCCAGCAGGGCTGGCCCAGGAACTGATCGAGCTCGAGATCGGGGTTGGCACTGGCATCCCAAGACCGCATGTCCATCCAGGCCGTGTCTGCACTCACCCATTCGTTGAGGTGCTTGGTCTTGAAGTTGTTGACCGCACTGGGCAACTGCATGGCCTTGGCCTGCAGGGGCACCAGAATCTCTTCACGCACAGAGATGCCCCAGTTGGGGTTAGCTTTGATGAGAGAGTCCTTGGCTGCCCAGTCATCACCCTCATCGAGCCCGTAGATGATTCCAAACTGGGAGTCATCTTCAAACACCCGGTTGAGCAGCTTGGTGACAAAGCTTCGGACCTCGTAGCAAATGCCCGATCGATTGCTGCCAGCCGTGGTGATCACCCACAGCAATGAGTTGTCCCGCTTGCCGGTGCCGGTCTCCACCACGTCATAGACCGTTCGGGTCTTGTGGGCGTGCAACTCGTCGATGCAGCCGAAGTGGATGTTGAGACCATCCAGCGTGGAGCCTTCAGCCGATAGCGCCTCAAACTTGGAGCCGGTTTGCAAGACATGCATGTTGTGCGCACCGACATTCACCGCGAATCGGTTCCGAAAGCCCGGGCTCAGGCGCGCCATGGTCTGGGCATCGCCAAAGACGATGCGGGCCTGATCGCGGGTGGTGGCCAGTGAATACACCTCAGCGCCGCCCTCGCGGTCAGCCGCCAGCATGTACAGACCCACCGCCGATGACAGGGTGGACTTGGCATTGCCCCTTGGCACCTCGATATACGACCGCCTGAAACGGCGCTTACCGTCCGATTTGACCCATCCGAATACCGTGGACAGGATGAACACCTGCCATGGCTCCAGAACAATCATCCGGCTGGCCAGTGGGCCTTTGACGTGAGGCAGACGTTCAATGAAAGCGCACAAGTTGTCGGCTGGTCTGTAAGGCCTGCCGTACCGGTCAAGCAGCTCCGGGTTGAACTGGTAGATGCTGCTCTTGCGCTTGAAGTGGATCAGGTCATCGAGTTGACGTTTGCAGGCCTTCTGAACCCACTCGCAGGTCAGGATCTCTCCCGATACAACGCGCTGTGCATATTGTTTGGCGCTCGCAGCGTATGTGCTCATCGGTCCTACCCAACAATGTCCTCCCAGAGATCCAGCTCTTCGCCAGGTCGCTCGTTTGGAATGGAGATACGCGAGCGAGACGCAGGGGTGAATCCCATCTCGATCGCAGCCTTGGTCATGATCTGGGCCTGCTTGTTGGCAATGGCCAGGTACGGCGACTGCATGGGCACACCGCTGTGGGGCGCCTTCACCAAGAGCCCCGTTTTGCCGATGCCCGCCTGGGCCTGTCGGTACAGGTCTGCCGCACAGGCCCAGATCTCCAGCACGGACATGTCCAGCTTGCGAATCAGGGTGGGCGGCGCGCATTCAAGCGCGTAGCGCCAAGCGGCCTTGGCGCCCTCAGGCATGTAGTCCGGAGGCTCAACCAACAAGCCCTCTGGGATGGGCTCGTGGTAGTTGGTCCGGCATGGCTGCAAGGTCCCCTTGATCTGCTTGACTTGAGTCGGCAGTGGCTTGCGTCCGCCCATAAATCACCCGCTTGGTTTGATGTTCATCTGATGCACGGCCTTTGCAGCGCAGGTTTGAGGGATACCCCCCCTTGTTCAATTTGCACGCATAAAAATTTGCGCAAGCCCACGCATCGTGGGCGCCAGTCTGTAGAGATTCAGACCCCCTACCCCCTCAGGACGGGGCCTGGTTGCGCAGGGATGCCGTCTCTGAGGCGGTCTTGGCGTTGTGACAGGGCACGCACAGGCTTTGCAGGTTCGCTCGCTCAAAGCGCTCACCGCCAAGCTTTACCGGAACGATGTGATCGACCACCTTGGCTGGCTGGAGCACGCCCTTGGCCTGACACCTGCAGCAAAGCGGGTTATCCCGTAACACCGCTGCACGTGTGTTGCGCCATCTGGGTGATTGATAGAAGCCGAGCTCTGTGTCGAACCCACGCCGCGCACGTCCGTACTCACGGTGCACTTGAGGCTGGTGATTGGCGCAGTAGCCGGGCACGTTCAGCACCTGCTCGCAACCCGGATATCTGCATGGAGTGGGCGCACTTCGCGGCATCTCAATCGTCTTTCAAGGAATAAGCAACATCTCGAAAAATTGACTTGGATTCATCTTGATTCAGAGCGTCAATCCATCACATTGGATCAACGAAAGGAATCAACCGATGAAACAAAACAAGGACCTGAACAAGTTGCTGGAGCAGATCGCTCTGAAGCATTTTTTTATCGAAACGCTGGAGACACAGCACCGTGATCGCCTGGACTTCCATGACGTCTCGGTCTGGGCCGTCAAGAGCGCACTGGAGGCTGCTTACGCCGCAGGCCACGCTGCCGCCACTGCAGCAGGAAAAAACACATCAACAACATCGAAGGGCAAACAATGAAACTCACGGACACCCAACGCACGCTGCTTGAAGCAGCTGCCAAGCATCCTCAAAAGAAACTGACCAACTTCCCCGACACCCTCAAGGGCGGTGCACGCATCAAGGTGCTCACGGCCATGCGCAACGCAAAGTTGATTGAAGCCAGCGCAGCAGAGCCCGAGGTTTATGTGGCCACAGCCACAGGGCTGCAAGAGATCGGCATCGCCACTGCGCCACAACGCAAAACACGAGATGGCACCAAGCAGGCTGTGCTGATCGAGCTGCTCAGCCGCGCCGAGGGTGCCACGCTGCCGCAGATGACCGAGGCCACAGGCTGGCAGGTCCACACGGTGCGCGGCGCGATGGCAGGCGCACTCAAGAAAAAGCTGGGGCTGGAAATCACCTCAGAAAAGCAGACCGGCACTGACCGCGTCTACCGCATTACCACCACAACCGTTTAAGGCTCACATGAAATCCATCTGCTTCACCATCGAATCCAAGCCCACGACCATCAACTTCGATGGCCGCGAATTGCAGGTTCAAGAGCTCGGCATCCCACTGCCCTTTGGCAGGAAGCCAACAGACATCTCTGAAATCGCCGCTGTCGGTGCCGACGCGGTCTACGTGACGGACATCCGCGAGATGGAACCCGAAGAGTTCGACGGTTTCACGATGAACCTGCACAAGAGTCGCGATTGGCTCAAGGGCAAGGGAGGCTATTACGGCGATGGCAGGTTGTGTGTTGCAGTGCATGCGCCCGGTCGCCCCTACCTGTTCATCGATCCATCCGGTGGTGACAACGTCCGCTATCTGGCCCGGCTTGGCTGATCAGTCGCAGATAAGCAACTGATCAGAAAAATTGGATGAATCGCTTTACTTCATCCCCAAGTAGAGCGTTCATACAGTCATCGCAACAAGGAGACCCAAATGGCAGCCATCACCACCACAGCGCAAATCGAAAACAACTACGACCGCTTCATCACCGAGCTGACCGCCCTCACCCGCAAGTACGGAGTGGCCATCCAGTCGGTCGGAGCCGTGTACCTGGCCGATGAAAAAGGTGAATTCGACAAGCTCACCTACAACGCCGACATCACGAGTGGCGACCTGTACCCGAATTTCTCAAGCAATTGAGATCAGGCATCCGTGACCGCAGGGGCTTCCTGCCCCTGAGGGGCAGCAGCACTGACGGCCAGCTCACCGAATTTCACACCATCGTCCTCACGCACCGCCTGCTGGCCGGTGTAGTCCTCCCAGCGCTTGATGATCACATCCACGAACTTGGGGTCCAGCTCAATGAGGCGGGCCTGACGCCCGGTCTTTTCACTGGCGATCAGGGTGGTACCAGAACCTCCAAACAGGTCCAGAACGATGTCCCGGCTCTTGGATGAATTCTTGATGGCCCGCTCGACCAGTTCGACCGGTTTCATGGTCGGGTGCAGATCGTTGACCCGGGGCTTGTTGTAGTTCCAGATGTCCGACTGGTCCCGGTCGCCACACCAGAAGTGGTCCGAACCCTGCTTCCACCCGTACAGGATCGGCTCGTACTGGCGCTGGTAATCCGCGCGACCGAGTGTGAAAGTGTTCTTGGACCAGATGATGAACGTGGACCACTTGCCCCCTGCCTTGATCCAGGCTTTTTGCAGGGTGTGCAGCTCGGACGAGCTCATGCACACGTAGCAGGCGCCCTTGGTGACCAGGAGCAGGTTCAGGCAGGCGTCGTAGAGGAACTGGAAGAACCCATCGCCCAAGTCGTCGTTCATGATGCGCCGGTCTTTACCGCGCATCTTGTCCTTGGCACTGTTGCCGTAGTCCACGTTGTAGGGTGGATCGGTGAAGGTCATGTCTGCAAGCTGTCCGCCCATGAGGCGCTCCACATCCGACAGGACCGTTGAGTCGCCACAAAGGAGGCGGTGGTTGCCGAGAATCCACAAGTCCCCAGGTCTGGAAACAGGATCTACTGGTGCTTCTGGGATTGCATCATCTTCGGTCAAACCACCGCCTGATTCGTCACCGTTCAGCAGCTCTTCGAGCTCCTTGTCGGTGAAACCCATCAGGTCGAGATCGAAGTCGGCCGCCTTGAGTTCGGCCAACTCGAGTTTCAAGAGCTCTTCATCCCAGCCAGCGTTCTCGGCCAACCGGTTGTCGGCCAGTATGTAGGCCTTCTTCTGCTCGGGCGTCAGGTGGGCCAGTTCGATGACCGGTACCTCCTTGAGGCTCAGCTTTCTGGCTGCCATCAACCGACCGTGACCGGCGATCACGCCCTTGTCACCGTCCGTGAGGATCGGGTTGGTCCAGCCGAACTCGGTGATCGAGGCCGCAATCTGGGCGACCTGGGCATCGCTGTGGGTGCGGGCATTGCGTGCATACGGGACGAGCGCGTCCACTGGGACCATTCGGATCTCAGGATGATTCATGGGGGGTGACCGGTAAAATTGCCCGCAAAACGAGAATGTCTTGCAGTGCAAATCAAAGTAGTTCGAGGGGTTCTGGCCCGCAAAAGCCCGACTGAGGCCACTGCATCCGGAGCAGGCTTTACGCCGCTGGTTGCAGGGACCTATGAAGTGGGCTCAGAAGTTCATGGCCGTCTGGAGGTTTTCCGGGAGGGGAAACCGACTGTGTACCTACCGCTTGAAAAGCTGGTGGAGTACGAGGCCGCTGGAGAAATTGAAGTTCATCGATAGGAGTCGAACAACAGTCAGTAGACGTCGATGTCATCGACTGTCTTTGACTATTTATCGACTGTTCTTCGACTGTTTCGGGGAAGTTTCGAGGTGTCATCGACTGTGTGTGACTGTCATCACTGTCTCTGCACTCGTTTGTCCACCGTAGACGAAAATGTAGCTGCAAATCGCCGAAATGTTGCAGCGTGTTTTGGCCCCAAAAACCGCGCATTCCCTTTTGAATTTGAATTGCGCCGCGCATGCACGCCAAAACACGCTAATTTCCTCTCTGGTTCGAATGCTCACTTCTTAGGTTGCGCTGCCTGCCTGTTGAGCAGATCAGTGAGCACCTGCATATCCCGCTTCCACCGTCTCCACGCTGTGGTTCGGTCACAGGCAAATCGCTTGCTGATCTCCACCCAGTCAAAGCGCTTGGCCCGCATCCACACCAAGTGCCGCTCGTCGAGTTCAAGCATTTGCACCCAACGCATGACTTCGAGCATGCGCTCCACATCCTTG